GACAACATGGACATGGACGATAATATGCCCAAGAGGTCCACACAGCTTGCACAGGAGCGCGAGATAAAAGACCTCATATGGTCTTTGGTCGTAAGCGAAGATGGCGAGAGCACTCTTGCGGCTATAAATGGCCGCTATGTGAACCAAACTACTTTAGCTATCGCTAATGAGGTACTTGCTGTTAATTCGGTAAGGCACAACGTATTTATCCAAAGAGACTGGATGTACGGGGTATGCCTATACGGACTCCCTGCTATTAACGCCTATGGCGAGCAGTGCATATACAACGGCTATCTCAACATCAACAGCATTGTGTCTGGCGATTATAGCTACGCTTCAGACCGCGAAGTTGAAAACGCTAAAAGATTCCTTGAAGTTCTAGACGCCGCCAAAATTGACGGCTTTTATTCGGCGAATGCTATGCCGGACTATTTGGAATACACAAATGCCGAACGCGCTTTGCGTGAGTGGATTGCAGGATACGAAGAGTTAAAGGGAGATGGTGCAGACAATGACGGAGAGTAAAGACTTAGCCGTAACAAGCGATGCGCTTGCTGACGTTGATTTAGGAGTATTAGAGCAACAGCTTAACAGCATCAATGCTTTTATCGACAAGGCGTTAACAGCTGCTAAAGACTACGAAGTTACAGACGATGTATTGCGCGAAATGCCACTAAAGGACGTCAAGAAGATTGAACAGTCTGGGCTTAGCGCACTAATCAAAGACGTTGACGCCGCCCGTAAAGAGTTTAAAACCACATGGCAGGCGCCGCTTAACATGGTCGAGGACCGCATCAAGGACGCTATAGAGCCAGTCAAGGCGCTACACGCGAAGTACAAGGATGCTCGCACCACTAAGGAGCAGGAAGCCAAAGACGAGCGCTACGCTAACCTGCGCAGCTACTGGCATGATTCACTGGCTGCTAATGGCGTTGAGAGCATCGCCGACATGGTGGCCTTCGAGCAAATACTTGATAACAAATGGCTCAACGCTAGCACTAGCGAAGTTAAAGCCTATGATGCAATCGAAGTACGCGTGGCCGAGATTGTAACCGACTGGAACAACCTCAAGGCTGCACAGTGGCACTACCCCACCGATGCAGAGCTTACTTACTTTAAGACGCTGTCTTTGTCCGAGGTTATGCAAGCTGACGCCGCCAAGTACGAAGAAGAACAGCGCCTTGCCGCCTTGAAGGCCGAGCAGGAGCAGGCAGCGGCTTATCGTGAGCCAGAACCACTACCAGCGCCAATAGTGGCGCCAGAGCCAGAGCCGCAACCAGAGCCAGCCGAACCAGTGTTCAAGCTGACATTCAGCGCAACTATGACAGCCACGCAATGGGAAGGCCTTAAGGCTTATATGCAAGCAGCAGGAATCCATGGCCAAGCTAAGAAGGAGTCACTGTAATGGATAACCAAATCGTAAAATTTGAGGACAATGGCCAATTGGTACAGTTCGGCGCAAACGAGGTTAAAGAGCGCCTTTGCCCCAACATCGAAGACAAAGAGCTCGCGTTAGTTATGGCACTATGCCAGAAGCAACACCTAAACCCATTCACTAAGGATGTTTACATCGTCAAGTATGGATCTAATCCTGCATCAATCATAACCAGCAAGGAAACCTTCACGCGCCGCGCTGCTGATAACCCAAGGTTTAAGGGTATGAAAGCTGGCGTTACTGTTCTTAACAACGGCCAGCTTATGCGCCGCGATGGCTCGCTAGTGCTCCCACAAGACCAACTAGTAGGCGGATGGTGCTCTGTTAAGGTTGACGGCTACGACGACCCGATATTTGACGAGGTGGCCTTAGCCGAATACACCACAGGTAAAGCCAACTGGATTAAGATGCCAGGAACGATGATTCGCAAGGTGGCCATGTGCCACGCTCTACGTGAAGCGTTCCCCTCGGACTTCCAAGGCTTGTATGGCGAAGAGGAAATCGCGCAATCGCAAGCGCCTGCACGTGAAATAACTGCACGTGTCGAGAGCGTGCAGAACGTGCAATCTCACGTGCAAAACGATTCGTTGCACGTGCAAAGTGCCACACCTTCCGCACCTACTCCTGTAGACACACTACGTGCATTGATGAAGCAGGCTAAGGAACTTGGAATCGTGGTTAACGACAAGGCAGTGCCAGAAGCTGGCCTTATGGGATGGATTAGATGCAAGTTCGGGCGTGAGGTGCCAGAGCTCACACCTGACGAGGTATCAGAGTGCATAACCTACGTGCAAAACGTGATCGCTGGAAAGCAAGCACTTGAAGCACAAGCACAGGCGCAAGAAGCCGAATACGAAGTAATGGAGGAATTCTAAATGTCAGTTAATCGCGTTACAGTATGTGGCAACCTTACACGTGATGGCGAGCTCCGAGAGACCGCCAACGGTGCCACGATTCTAAACCTCGGTATTGCTGTTAACGAGCGCTATCGCAATCCGGCTACTGGCGAGTGGGAAGACAGACCCAATTTCTTTGATTGCGTGATGTTTGGTTCACGTGCTGCATCCCTTGCCCAATACATGGTTAAAGGCCAAAAGATTGTCATTGATGGAAAACTTCGTTGGAGCCAATGGGAAAAAGACGGTCAAAAGCGCTCGAAAGTTGAGATAATAGTAGATGAACTTGAGTTCGCTGGCTCTAGGCGTGAGAGCGCTTCTGCGGGCGACCAAGTGCAATCTGCGCAAACAACTACATACACAGCACAACCAGCCTACACACAGCCTGTGACAGTTGTTGAAGCGCCTTCGATGCAATTCACCACACCCGTACAAGCTGATGTTTACGACGAGGACATTCCTTTTTAGGAGTGTCCTCACTGGGAAGGATAAGCATGAGTTTTACTTGGTTCAACAAGTTTAGCGACGTAATGAACCTCATAGAGGACGAGGAAGATAAAAAGCTGTTCGCTTACGCTATCGCTGTGTATGGAACATCAGGGGAAGTTATCGACCTCGAGTATCCCATTAACGCGCTCTTTGAAGCGTGTCGCGAGGACATAGATAATTCGGTGCGCTCGCGCGAATACAACACGGGCGGGCGTCCGAAAATTTCACGTGAAACGAACGAAACTTCACGTGAAACCACCGAAGAAACTTCACGTGAAAACCAAGAGCAAACTTCACGTGAAATTTCACGTGAAGAAAATAACTTTTCACGTGAAGAAATTCTAAACACCGAGGAAAACGGGGTTATTGATTTTGAAAAACCCCCCGTTATTGAAAATGAAAAACCCAAACCAAACCAATCCAAGCCAGACCAGACCAGACCAAACCAAGCCAAAGAGAGGGTGCGAACGAAGTTCGCACCACCCGCACCCGCGCAAGTGCGCGAGTACGCCGCCGAGAAAGGTTTGAACATCGACCCCGAGCGCTTCTGCGACTACTTCGCCGCCCAAGGCTGGCGCATATCCAACGGAAACCCGATGAAGGACTGGAAGGCGGCTGTGCGCAACTGGGCGGCACGCGAAGGCCCAGCGAAACGCTACGCAGGCAAAGTCCAAGGTCAGGAGGTGGAAAGTGGATTCGATTACGACGCTTATTGCGGATTTTAAAACGCCCGAGCTCACCGCCGACCAGTGGGCCAAAGCCAACGCCGAAGCGGCCGCTTTTGAGCGCGAACGCGAGAAAGCCAAGGTATACGAACGCCTACGTCACTCGCGAATACCCGACATCTACCGCAGTGCACACCTTGAGCATCCACGCGTCATCGAGTGGGCTAAAACACCTAGCGCAGGGCTTTTCCTTTGCGGTAAACCCGGAGTAGGCAAAACCTTTGAAGCGTGCGCCACGTTAACGCATTTAGCGAGGTCAACCACGGTTTTGTTCTACTCGATGGATGATTTGATGCGAGATGTGAGGGCTACCTTCACCAACCGCGAGACCTCCGAGCAATCGGTCATGGACAGAGCGTTTAACGTGGGGTGTTTGCTGCTCGATGACCTAGGGCGAGACAACCTAACAGCGGCCGCTCTACCGCGCTTGTTCGACATCATCGACGGGCGCATGAACCGAGGTAAACCGACCATCATCACGTCTAACGAGCCGGGTAAAGCACTGCTGGCCAAGTTTGCTAAGCACGATGCTGTAAGCGCGGATGCGCTAGCGAGCAGGCTTAGTCGATATGACGTGGTTGTGTTTGGCGGCGAAGACAGAAGGAGGAATCGTGCTTAGTTGCGACCCTGTAACCGAAGCCGCTGTGCACTACGCGCAACTTGATCGCGAACGTGAAGCTGCGCGTTACGGCAAACAGTGCTCGGATTGTGTGCACTTCTACGACCATGATGGCCAAGAGGGCTTTTGCACAATGCTTAAAGATTACGTTGCTTGCACAGACAGTGCCAGCGATTGCGAATATTACGACTAGGAGATTTAACGAATGGTAGACGAAACAGACGAGCTTAAAATCAATATCAGACCTTCATTTTTATTTCCACAGAATCATGAAGCGTCAATAATTACGCCAGCATACCAAGCCCTAAAAATCGCTGAAGAAGCTGGGGAGTTATGCGCTGAAGTGTACAAGACTCCAGATAACCCAACCGCAATATGTCGCGAAGCGTGGGATGTTATTCAAGCTGCAGAAGGACTGCTTCGCAATTATTCTGACGTCTATTGGAAAAACGCTTTTCAAGACGTGCTCGACCGCTGTAATAAGCGAGGTGATTACGAATGATGAACCTTGATGAACTTCGCGCTGGCGCAATGATTTATTGCGACTGGTCAGGCAAGACACAGCGAGAGGTTGTAGCGATTAACGCTAGCAAAGAATATGCAGTTGTTAAAGGCCCTCAACCTTTAGCGCGTCAATATCGACTAGACCGAGACGCGCTAGAAAAGAACTGGAGTATTGGACAACCTGAACATGGATGGTACACGTTATGATTTATGACTTCATTATGGCAGTCTGGCAAGGTATTGGACTTGCTTTAGGTGTAATAGTTGGCGTTGGTTTAGTGGGTCTCTTGACCATATTGGTTTTATGGCTGATAGAGACAGTCAACAGCGTTATTAGACAAACAGGAGCGACACGTAAAAGATAATTACACTCGAAGGTTTACCACGTCCTTCGTTTGACCTCCTTTTGTGCGGCGAGCGGCTTAGTTAGATACTAGGCCGCTCGTTGTATTTAAGAGCGACACTTGCGCAATTATAAGCGCATGACAATAGGATTGACACAGGCACAAGAAGCATACTGTAGGGCTAGAGCGCGAGGATTATCACAGCGTCTAGCCTATCGCGAAGCGTACCCAAAGGCTGTGAAGTGGAAAGACGAAAACGTAGATAGTCAGGCTTCACGTACTGAGCAAATACCCAAGGTTCACGCAAGGTTACAAGAACTCACAGAGCAAGCTGCACGTGAATCTGTAGCATCAAGAACAGCAATCATAGACCGCATGGCAGACATGAACAAGCGTGCTTATGATTTGCTGAAAGATACCATCAACCAAGACGGCCAAGTAGATAGAGACACAGCCAACTTGATGCTACAGTCTGGCTCTAAGCTTCTAGACGTACTCCCAGAAGACAAGAAGGAAGAGCAACAAGAACGTGTGTTTGATTTCGGTATGCTTTTGGGTAAAGCGTTCGTGGACCTGCACCGAGACATAGCAGCGCATAAATACGAAGAATATTGGCTAGAAGGTGGGCGTGGTTCGCTTAAAACCTCCACTATTGCATTAGAGATAGTAGCTGGCGTTAGTAGTGTGGCTGGCCGTAATGCTGTGTGTATGCGCAATCGCACCAACAAGCTGCGCACAAGTGTTTACGCCGAATGCAAGAAAGCGGCTCGCAGGCTAGGCGTTAGTGATGAATTTACGTGGGGTAAGTCTCCACTGCAAGCAACACATAAGCCGACTGGTAACACGATCGTGTTCTTTGGTGCTGATAATGTAAACCCTGAAGATAGTCCACTTAAAGGCTTAGCGTTCGAGCAAGGATACTGCGCGTACTTATGGTTTGAAGAAGGCTCGCAGTTCCCGGGCTATAACTACATCCGCAATGTTAAGCAGACTGTGCTTCGCGGCTCCGACCTTCCTACGTGGAGCTTCATTAGCTACAACCCGCCAATGAGCGTTAACGCTTGGGTTAACAAGGAGTCTCACGAGGTGCAGCCAGGACGAATACTGCACCGCTCTCACTTTAGAGACGCGCCGAAAGACTGGCTAGGCGATACCTTCTGGGCGGTTGCTGATGCACTCAAGAAGCGCAACCCTAAGGCGTATAGACACGAATACGATGGCGAAGCTGTAGGCACAGGTGCCAACGTTATAGACCCCGAGATAATCGAGGTGCGCGAAATCACGAAAGAGGAACGCGCCACGCTAGATGTCATAGCACACGGCGTAGACGCTGGCAGCGTTCACCCTTGGGTACATGAGCGCGTAGCATATGACGTAGATACGCACACACTCTATGTGCTTGACGAGGATACAGCTACAGGCAGTGATGCGCATGACACCAAAACCGTTGAGGTCCTTCGTGAGCGTTTGGCAGACTTTGGCGAAGAAGGCGCAGACCTTTGGTGTGATAGCGCAGCTGCTGGCATGATTCGCTACTACCAAGAGCAAGGCTTTAATGCTCGCAAGTGCTACAAACAGGGCGTGTGTTCGCCACGTGAGCGCGTGCGCTGGTTTAATCGCTGTTCCAAGATTGTGATTGACCCTGTAACGGCGCCTTTGGCCGCTAAACAATTCCCAGCACTCGAATACGTAATCACGCCTGCGGGCGACATTACAGAGACACTACCCAAGATAGACGATGACGCAATAGACGCTGTAGGTTACGCCGCTGGCGTATGGATAAAGGCAGGTATGTAAATGGCAGAGCAAAGAGGGCAATATTCCTATATGGAGGAATGGCTAACGCAGATAGGCTACAACCCCGATACAAGAATGACATCCAAAGTGAATGAGTACTTTGGCTGGTATACGGCTCGCAATGACTGGTATCAGTATCAGGAGCGGCGAAACGAGCAGCTGTTTAAGATGGAACGCGAGACACTCTACCCTGCGGTACTTGTGTCTGATGCTTGGGCAGACTTGCTCATGAACGAAAAGCTAGAAATCACATCCGAAGATGCAGCGATGCAAGCTGTCATAGATGATCACTTCGATAACTTCGGTGTGGCTCATGCAGACTTTGTTTCGCGCGCATTCGCTCTGGGCACTGGCGCTTGGGCAATTAACGTGTTTGGTGTGGATAATGACGGTATGGTGCACCCCGATGCGGATATTAGGATTGAGGAATACGACGCAACACAGATACTACCGCTCACATGGTCGGCCACCAACTGTACGCAATGCGCATTTGCTACACGAGTAGAGTACGATGGCCAAGATTATGACCAGTGCCAAGCGCACGTTATCATAGACGATACGTATCACATATTGACGCAACTGTTCGATGTGAAGAAGCACACCAAAGTGTATCTTGAAAGCGTGCTGCCAGACTTTAACACGCGCTCTACCTTCCCAACATTTGCTATTGTGAAGCCTGCTGTTAGCAATACACACTTCAATTATTGCGCTATGGGAGCAAGCGTCTACGACCGAGCGTATAGCGCGATTAAAGCTACAGACGAAGCGCTGACTTCGCACTTGGTTCATATGCGCGTGGCGCGTCCGAAGATATTTGTTTCGGACACCATGATTAAAAAGACCATGAAGAAGGACCCCAACGGCAAGACTATTACTAAGTACAGCGCCTTTGGCGAAGCTGACGACATCATGTTTAAGGTGTCTCAAGCAGATGAAGGACAGACGCCGCTTAATGTGGTCCAGCCTGATTTGCGCGTAGAAGAGAACACGAGCGCGATTAACGCTGGCTTAAAGATGCTCTCTATATCGTGTGGACTTGGAGACAACTATTGGCAATGGGACCATGCAGGCGGCCTTAAGACTGCAACCGAAGTTGTAAGCGACTCGTCCATGCTTGCACGTACCTTAAAGAAGCACCAAAACGCGCTAGGTAAAGCACTTGAACGCATTGTTGCGGGTGTTGCTGGCGTGTGTAGTTCAATCTGCAATACAAGCGTTAGCCCCGATGCTGGCGTGTGTATAGACTTTGACGATTCGGTTATTACCGACACTCAAACCGACAAGAACATGGCATTGACCGAGATAAGCATGTTAGGCGTGCCAGAACTGAAGGTGCGCTACCTTACGCGCTATTGTGGCTTCAGCGAAGAAGAAGCTCGCGCGGCTGTGCCAAGTGAAGCTGTCATAGACACAGGCTTTTAATGCTTAGTCCGGATGACATAGACCTCGCAGGCGATAAGGTCGCGGCTGTATACACCCAGATAGAATCAGAGATGTTGGACTATTTGGTTGACCAGCTACTAGACGGCAATGTGCTGGACCAAAAAAGCACCACAGCACTAACTCTGCTAGCACAGACACACGCGCCTAAGCTACGCGAGATAATAGCTAACAACCAAGATGCTATAGACCAAGCGGCGCTAGAGACTGCAACCGAGTATCTCAAGATGTCGGATGCTGACGATATAGCACGCTTGGGCGAAGGTACACCGATGTGGCCACAACAAGTAAAAGCTACTGTGTCGGGCATCTCGCAGGTGCTAGCACGCAATAACCTACGTATGGCCGAAGGCGCTAAACAAGCGTTCTTAAACGCTTCTATTGAAGCTGTGACACAGGTGAACACTGGCAACAAGACCACCGAGAAAGCACTACATGCAGCCGTGCGCAACCTAGAGCGCAACGGTATTTCGGTAGTGAATTACCAAAACGCCGCTACTGGCATACGTACTGTAACCAATGCGGTTGATGTGGCTGTGCGCAGACACATTCGCACACAGATTGCACAAGACGGCGCTAGAATGACGCTAGAGCGTCTAAACGATATGGATGTGGCTCTTGTAGAGGTATCAAGCCACGAAGGCGCTAGACCCACACACGCTGTCTGGCAAGGGCGATGCTATAGCTTGCATGGTACGGTTAAAATTGACGGTGTAACCTATAACGACTTCTACACTTCGACTAATTACGGCGCAGTTGATGGCCTTTTGGGTGCCAACTGTCGGCATTCGTTTGGTCCTTACAAGCATGGTGCTAAGCGCTTCTATTCGCCTGACCCAAAGCACCCGAGCGGCCTTAGTAATGACGAGGTTTACAACCTCACGCAAAAGCAGCGCTACTATGAGCGTCAAATTAGAGCGGCCAAGCGCGAACTTCGCGGCGCACAGCAGATATACGACAAGCAAGGCGGCATTGAAGCACTTACCGAGTTGTCTAAAGCTAAGGACAAGCTGGCCAGCCGTCAAAGCGCTATGCGCGCATTCATAGAGGAATCTAACGCTAAGTGTAAGAAGGGTACGTCAGTTCTAACGCGACACCCGAACCGCGAGTGGGCAGGCGATATGCCGAAGATAGCCAGCAAGAATAACACCATAACGAAGGCGACCAAACCAGCAACAATCAAGAAGGCTAACCAAATTAAAACAGCAACAACCACAGCTGAAGCAGTAACGTATGCCCAAAAACTAGGAGTGTATTATGCTAATTACTCCGACCTTCCGCTCGAAGCCGCCAATATATGCAATCGTGCTATAGCAACACTTCCAGAAAACTTAAGGCCACGCTCTGTTACCTCTGCTAAATCGCTTGAAAAAGCAATGGACCGAAAGTTTGGCAATGGCCGCACATACCACGGCATAACCATAAACGAATCAGCTAACTTCTATCTCATAACAAAGAATCGCTCTGACCTTGATATGGAAACAGGCTGGCGCGTTGGTATAAATATTGGCAAAAATCAAAACCTAGATTCAATAGCCACAAAGAAATCAGCCTTTAACAATCAATACAAAAAGGAAACTGGCCGCACGTGGTATTTCAACGAGAGCGGAGAATCTGTTGCATATCATGAAATGGGACATGTATATGAAAAGCAAGTTGGCCTTCCGAATGGATTTGAAGCTGATGCGGCACGTTGGGCGAGCGAAGCTAAATGCGACATGCTAACCAGTCCAAATGAAGCTTGGGCAGAAGCTTGGGGCGCTTATCACACAGGTAACAAAGAACTACCTTCCTATATTTCAAAGTACATTGAAGAAGCTACTGAAACTAAGGTAACAGCAAGTAAGAAAGGTTCAGGGGCTTTTGATTCGGCTGGGTCGTTTGAGCCTATTAGATTATCAAAGCAAGAATATGCAAGTATACAGTCGGAAATAAGGACAAACCTTAGCAAAGAGCAAAAACAACAAGAGATATGCGTGAAGGCAATCGGAGATTATATTTATACATTTGTAAACAACTGGCCAGATGATGCTATCATCATAGGCAAAATACCGATAGATAGCGGTTGGGACAAATGAGCCTAAGCAAA